GAAAGGGATCTTAGATACTATTATGGTCCTATGTGGAGAGATAAACAGATACCTTCTGAAGCATGTAATACATACTGCTATAGGATTAATGAAATAGCAGAGAAGGATCCGTATCTATTGATAGCACATCATTATACTAGGTACATTGGTGATCTATCTGGTGGACAGATACTTAAAGGTATTGCATCAAAGGCATTAGATAATCCAGTAGGTGAAGGTTTACATTTTTATGATTTCCCTCAGATCGAAGATGCTAAGGCATGGAAAGACGGATATAGATTATGCCTAGATAATATGGACTTGAATGAACAGCAAAAGAATGCTATAATAGTCGAAGCAAATTATGCCTTCAGATTAAACATGTATATCTTTGATGAGATACAAGGAAGTGCCACCAAAGGTTTCTGGAAAGTTCTATTAGCCACTATGTTTCCCAAAAGAGGTAAGTAATGCCCACATATCCTGTAATAAATAAAAATACTCAAGAGAAAAAAGAACTCAACATGAGTATGAAAGATTATGATCAGTGGAGAAAGGATAATCCCGACTGGGATAAAGACTGGTCTCAAGGGACTGGAGGTGTTACATATGGCAAACCTAAAGTTGAAGATGGATTCAAAGAGGTGATGTCAAAAGTACAACAGCATCATCCTACTGCTAATCTAAGTCGTTTCACTTAAACATTATGGCAAGAGCGAGAAAAAAGAACAACGGTAATGGTTCTCCTACTAATGGTATGAGTAATAAAAAACTTAAAAGAAAGAAACCCATTGATCAGTCTTATATGTCAGAGATTAAACCTCTGACTGACAATCAAACAATGGTGTTTGATGCCTATAAAGAAGGTAAGAATATTTTATTGCATGGTGCAGCAGGAACTGGTAAGACATTTATCACATTATATCTCGCTCTTAAAGAAGTACTTGACATTACAACACCCTATGATAAAATAGTTATTGTAAGGTCATTAGTACCTACAAGAGAGATTGGTTTCCTACCAGGTGACCATGAGGACAAGTCCTATCTCTATCAGATTCCATACAAGAATATGGTCAGGTATATGTTTAGTATGCCAGATGATAATTCTTTTGAAATGTTATATGACAACCTCAGAGCACAGGACACTATTGATTTCTGGTCTACGTCTTTTATTAGGGGTGTTACCCTTGATAATACTATTGTTATTGTAGATGAGTTTAGTAACCTGAATTTCCATGAACTTGATTCAATGATTACTCGCATAGGTGAGGACTCTAAGATCATGTTCTGTGGTGACATCACTCAAACTGATCTCACTAGAGAGAAAGAGACTGCAGGTATTTCAGATTTCATTAAAATCTTACAGGCAATGGATAAAGATTTTACATGTGTTGAATTTGGTATAGAAGATATAGTTCGTTCTGGTCTTGTAAGATCTTATTTAATATCAAAATATAATTTAGGTTTCTAAATGACTTTTACTTTCGTTGATGTTGACCTCAAAGTTCCAGAGGTTGAACCTGTGAATCAAGATGGTATTAGGTTTTATCCTATACCTGGAGCAGATAAATATTATCCGAGCGTTACCTCAATCACATCGTTCCAGAACGCAAAGTTCTTCAAAGAATGGAGAACTAAAGTAGGTGAAGACGAGGCGAATCGTATTACTGCTAGAGCAACTCAACGTGGTACTGCATTTCATAGTATCACTGAAGATTATGTCAAAGGTGAACTAAATCTTGACAGGTACTTGGAAAATAATCCATTATCTGTTAGAATGTTTCAATCAGCAAAGTCAACACTCAATCGTATCGATAAGATACATTGTTTAGAGACTTTCCTTTACTCACATTATCTTGGTCTCGCTGGTCGAGTGGACTGTATAGGTGAGTTTGATGGTGAGTTAGCAGTGATCGATTTTAAAACTTCAACCAAGGAAAAACAAGAGAACTATATTGAACATTATTTTGTTCAAGAAACTGCATACGCAGCGATGTTCCTTGAGCGTTCAGGAATAGAGGTAAAGAAAATTGTCACACTCATTGCCACTGAAGAAGGATCTGTTCAAGTATTTCAGAAGTACAATCTTGATGACTATTTACAATTACTCAAGTCCTACATTGAAGAATTTGTTAGGGGAAGAAATAATGCCTAAAGATAAAGCATTAGATGAAAATTTTTTAACCCCTACGAAGTTCTCGCAAGAGATCGAAAGGTTAGTTAAAAAAAGCAACGGTCTTATCTCATACATCGAAGCAGTAGTAACTTACTGTCAGGAGAATGAAGTAGAGATAGAAACTGTACCAAAGTTATTAAACAAACCATTAAAGGAACGACTGCGACATGAGGCACAACGTTTAAATTATATGAAAGTCTCGTCTAAAGGAGTCTTGCCATTGTGACTGGGTTTGAAGTGTATAAAACTTATCTTGCTCTCAAACAACACTTCACTAAACAAAATTATGATTACATAAAGTATAACGGTAAAGTCCGAGCAAATGAAAAATCATTTGAAGAAAGACGAGACCGTTATTTTTTTAAGAAGTTGGCAGTAAAGTATCCTGATGATGAGATCTTAAATTATTTTGTGTCTAATTTTATATCCAATCCAAAAGGATATTTAAGATCATTCAGTGATGATATCTACACTCAATGGAAGATACATCAAGAATCATTTTCATATAAATTCAAACAGGATGTTCACTTGCTGTTGGATGATTACACAGCACCTTATCAATTAGCATTTGATGATATCTTTACAGTAAAGGATGGACAACATCCTAAACTATTAAGACACTATCTTGCTGATGAGATATCATTAGAAACTCTTGTTGTTTTTGAAGCATGTCTTGACTTTGTTTCAGATTTTGATAAGGTATTAACAGATCCTATCTGGAAAGATATTAGAATGAAAATCATTAAGTATCTTCCATTCATTAAATTAGATTGTGATGTTTATAGGAACAGCATATTAAGTACAATAGGTAATAAACTATGAGTTTTTTCCAATCGGAACAAGTACAAGAAAACTTACAAGATATTTTTCAAACCTATCATGAGATAGCATCTGTAACTTCTCAACTGTCTGCTATGGATAGAGAGACACGATTAGATCACATTGATAGGTGTAAAGGGTTAGTGGATAAACAGAAGACTTTTTTCTTTAGATTATGTCTTGCAGCTAAGGAGGATGCTGAGGCAGCAGACATGAAGATGAGGATCAATGCCATGTCACAGGCATTTGGATTTGCTGACCTTACAGCATGTATGGATGCCATGATAAAGACCTTAGAGAACGCAGAACGTTCTGCTTGACATCTTATAAATAGTATGCTACGATTACACAGTAGCATTAATACACTCAATACGGAGAATACGATTATGTCTTTTGCTTCTTTAAAGAAGGCTAGTGGTGGTAACTCACTTGCTAGACTAACACAAGAGATAGAAAAATTAAATCAACCTCAACAGACAGGTGCTGATGAGCGTTTATGGAAACCAGAACTTGATAAATCAGGTAATGGTTTTGCTGTTATTAGGTTCCTACCAGCACCCGATGGCGAAGAAATGCCTTGGGCAAAGGTCTGGAGTCATGCCTTTAAAGGGCCAGGAGGTCAGTGGTACATCGAGAACTCTCTTACTACATTAGGTAAGGATGATCCCGTTGGAGAACTGAACAGAGAACTCTGGAACAGTGGTAGAGATGAGGACAAGTCAGTTGCTAGAGCACAGAAGCGTAAGCTTTCTTACTACTCTAACATCTATGTTGTGTCTGATCCTGCACACCCAGAGAACGAAGGAAGAGTCTTCTTATATAAGTATGGTAAAAAGATCTTTGACAAACTTGTTGAAGCTATGCAACCTGCTTTTGCTGACGAGACTCCCATCGATCCATTCGACCTATGGAAGGGTGCAGATTTTAAACTTAAGATCCGCAAACTAGACGGTTACTGGAACTATGATAAGTCTGAGTTTGCTGGTACCAGCACTCTAGGTGGATTTGATGATGATAAATTAGAGTCCATATGGAAAGGATGTTATTCACTCGCTGAGTTTGAAGCTGCTAAGAACTTTAAGTCTTACGAGCAATTAAAAGCACGTTTGACACTTGTTCTTGGAAGACCCTCTGCACCAACACCAGTTGATCCAGAGTTAGAAGATGAGAGTGAAGGAAGAGGAAATTGGGGACAAGAAGTCTCTGAGTTCCGTCAAAAAGCAGTTGCTGCTTCTCCTGTAGAATCTGAAGAAGATACTCTGTCCTACTTCGCTAAACTAGCAGAAGAGGACTGATTATAAACTGTCACAAGGGGAGGTTGCAAGACTTCCCCTTTGTGCTATAATATAAACATATCAAAAGGAGATTCATGAAAGTTGCACTCGCTGCTGCATTATTATTAGGTTCACTTCCAGTGAACGCAGATGAGTATCAACCAGGATACTCTTCCACTAGAACCTGTGTTAAGACTGAGTACAGAGAAGAATATGTACCAGGCACACAAGATAGTCCTGGTTACGTTAAGAGTTGGTCTGAACAGATTGAAGTGCCATGTGAGCCTTGGCAAAGAAGAACTTCTGATAGACCAACATACCGCAGACAAGTTACTGTTGTAGAAGATACTAATGATTGCTCAGATGGAGCAGTTCTTGGTGGAATTGCTGGAGCAGGTGCTGGTGCTGCATTATCAAGAGGAGATGGAAGATGGTGGGCAATCCCTCTAGGAATTGTAACTGGATCCGTTATTGGATGCGATCTTGATGGTGGATAATCATGGACAAGCATGACATTCCCATCTTAGGAGATTTTTATACAAAGAAAGAAGTAGATGCTATGATTGCTGATGCTCTCGCTGAGGCACGTGCAATCGATGAAGAATCTATGAGAAAACATAACCGAGATGCTACTATCATTAGTATGATTCTCGGTTTTACTTGTCTTGCTTTGTTCCTTGATGGTCTTCTTAGAATACTAGGAATTATCCCACCATTTATGGATCTTGATGTTAATGTCGTTGATGATATTATAGATAAGGTTGAGTCAGATATTTTACCTTTAGTAAACAAAATCCCTCGAATTTAATTATGCATTTAGTATTACCGATCATTTGTATCGCTTTGATATGTTTAGTAATAGTTTATTCTGTCATTCAAAAATACAATCCCCATTAATATGGCATTTCTCTACGTGTTATTACCTGTTTTAATGCTTGTACTTGGTGGGACTGCTGTTACATTAATTGTTAGAAATCTCATTGAGATTAATAAGATAATGAGTAAACCAGTCCCAAGAAGAAGGCAAACTATTCATCCAGAATTGGATGAGGTTAAAGATGGTGATGAATTACTCGTAGTAAAGTTTAAACCAGAAATTGATGAAGCAGGAACAGTGGATATTAAATTCACTCCTGATGATAAGTTTACTGATAGACTATTAGATAAGGCTTTAAGAAAAAGGATACAAGAACTTAGTCCTGATCCTTGGGATGATGATGAAGATGATGGTGATGGTGATGTACCTGCTGTTGTAAGAAGGTAGACCCCATATATAATTCGACTTTTTATTCCCAGGAAACCGCCAAAAAAACTCGGCACATTTTTTGCCCCTTTAGGTTTTTTAAGTTACTGTAGTAGTTTGAGATCCAGGTCCGTTATCGTATGAAGTCACTGTTCCTACATTGTCTGTGACTACAACACTACCTGTAGCAGATCCAGAACTATCTAAGAATCTAGCACTACTATTAAGTAGTGTTTTTTTATTGCCTTCACGATCTATCTCATTATTTGTTTCGTACGCGACTAACTCTTCAAATTCATTATCGATCATTTCCACTATTGGTGGAGTTGGTAGTTTTATCTGTCTTTTCAATTCATTTTCATAATCTTCATATTCGTAATTTGTCACTGGATAGACAGATTCTTCTGATGACTTAGTTGTTCCATCTGGCAAAATTGCGTTAAAATTGCTATTTACTTGAATTCCCTTTTGGATGAAAATTTCGTCATTATATAAAATTTCATTTGTTTCATAATGGTGAATACCATCAGGATTATCGTAATTTGCTGCGACAAAGGTCTGTAATTCATTTACGTTTTTAGGCCATTGACTGTAAACATCAGTAATATTGTTAGTTAGTAAAATAATCCAATCTAGGTTAATATCACCATACATTGCATGAGCGATTAATGGAGGAGTTTCATGATCACCTATATGATATGGTTCTAACAAGGTAATGTACTTATCCATATCTACCCTTGTTATAGTTCTTCTGAATAAGTTCTTTACAAGACGATATTTGAAAGATTCATCATCTGTAATTCCTTCTCCAACGTAAATATTTGGTAATTGTGAAAAATATGCCATTAGTAACCTGCTGCTGCGTCTGATTGAGTTATCAGTCTAGTTTCAGTAAATGTAACTGTCATAACAATAGCTGGATTATCAATACCAGCATTTGGTAAGTATTTAAATGCTTGATATTGGTTATCGGGTGTATAGTTAATATTAATACCTGTACAAACAGATGGATATATCTTAAACATTAAATCCCTTCTGCTAGTTTCGTTTATGTTACCAGAACCTGATGCAGTATCATTATTAGTACCAAAACGGACAAAACGTAATTGGAATCTATCTGGAACCTCGAAGAATCTGTTTGATCCTGCATAATTAGTAGTTCCTTTCATACCTTTGAAGAAATCTTTGTCCCACATGTTCTTATGGTCTTTTCCTCTATCCTTTTCACCACCAGGAACTTTGAATTTCTGCTTATCGTTAATATATTTGGTAACAAATTCACCACTTCTAATTCTAGGTAATGAACCAATTTTAATATAATTGATTATATTCCATATTTCATTTGATTCAGTTAAATTCTTAGCATAGAACTTAAATGCAAAGTTATGTGTTCTAAAACTCATACCTTGGAACATTTGTTCTGAATATGGGTTAAAAACTTGACCACTTTGTAATTGTCTAACTGTATTAATATCTAATTGTCCTTGTAATCCAACAAATTGGTTAAATCCGTTGATCATTTGCAAAACAGCAGATGTTGAGAATTCGGGTAATGCTGAATGTGCTGCATCTTGCAATTTTTCAGACATTTCACCGAAATCTGCTGATTTCATCATTCCTAGTGCAGCAATACCACCTACACCAATATCTGCTCTTCTATATGCAGGACTATATTGTGTTGCGATCTGTGGAGGTACTGCAATATAACATCTATCTGGATGTTGTAAAACTCTTTGTTGATTACCTGGACTATTTCTTTTATAGAAATTGGGAACATCTTGATCATTATATGAAAATCTCTCACGACGAAGCATTAGGTAATCGGTAGCTTCTGTTGGGGAATCTGCTATTCGAGTACCTGCTTGCGACCTTGATGCTGGTGGTCGTAATGGGTATTTAAAGATTGACAATTTCTACCTAAATAATATCGTGATCTCTATGTATTTATGCGTTATAAGCAAGGAAAATATATTCCAAGGCTTCCAAAGAAGTATAAAGGTGATTATCGGAACATAGTTTACCGATCATCTTGGGAATATAAATTCATGCAGTGGTGTGATAATACCTCTTCAGTTGTTGAATGGGGAAGTGAAGAGATTGCTATACCTTATATATCCCCTGTTGATGGTAAACGCCATAAGTATTATCCAGACTTTTATGTAAAGGTTGGTAATAAAAAATATATGGTAGAAGTGAAACCTACTAGACAGACAAAAGAACCTAAAACTCAGAAAAAAATAACTAAACGTTATGTTACTGAGGTTGTTACCTATAGTGTAAATAAAGCTAAATGGAAAGCAGCAAAGGAATTTTGTAAAGATTATGGATGGGAATTTATGTTAATCACGGAAAAGGAACTTAAAGTATAATGTTTGCAAATATTTTCGCAGCGATAAATCAAATTGTTGGTGCTGTTTATAGCAATTCAACACCTGATCCTGGTGTACCGAATTGGGCTGAAGGTCGTTATTCATCATTGCAAGAATTTTCTGCATTTTTTAAGAAGCAAGCAAATTCTCCTGCATTAACAAATCTTTATTCTATTCACTTTACTACTCCTGCAAGATTTAATCAACTTC